GCCCCCGCCGCCCCCGCCCCCCCCACCTCCACCCCCACCTCTGCCAAAGCCTATTAAAGAGCTCGTATTACGGCAGAGCACGGTTGAGACCGTGGCGCTTGGTGATGGGAGCGGGAATGTTGAGTGGGCCGTAACTACGCGTATAGAGCCTGATGGGATTGGTCGTATCGATGGCGAGGCTTTGCCGCGCAGAGTAATAAGTGATTACCTGACGGCACCGAAGATTTTTCGGCCAGTTGTGCGTAGGACGATAAAGCGCTCTGTGACCGCGAAAGATTCGCAAAGCATCGAGAATGTCGGCGAGAGAGAGAAGCGCGTCCGATTCACCGGGGTAAAATCATGGGACGCGCTAATCAAATACGCAGAAAGTTCACTTGTAGATGCGGCCCGGTGCGTCAAGGCGACGGCAAGTATTCCATGCAATCCGCTGATTCGCGCCGGTGACAGTGTTCTCTACAAAGGCTTTACATGGATAGTTGAGAGGGCTAACCATTCTTTTGGAGACTGGACTACAAACCTGACAATGCGCAGGATACCACTGGGCAGCGAAATAAAGGGCGTGTTTTCTGCTGCGCCGGGAAGCACTGAAAGTGCGATAGTCAAGGTTGTTAAGGATGCTGCAAATAGGGTAAACAACGCCGTAGAGGGCACAGTCCTTGAAAAACTAGACGCAAGGACATACCTCGTAAAAGTGCAGAACAGCGATGAGAGGCGCGTCGTGAGGTCCGACCACGTGATCTTTGGCGACCTGATAGTCGGTACAACAATTCTAATCGGGAGGGGAACACTATGATTCCGAAAATAGATATTTATGACGCATCCGGCGATGGTTTGCAACATAACGTCTCGTTTGGGGCAAGGCCGCTCGGGGGCACGTCGAACCCGGTGACGGTGCAAATCTGGAACGACAAGCCGGAGAAAGTGGAGGATGAATTGCTGGGGGTAGGCGATGGAGCCACATCGGTTTTTCAACTGGACCACTTCCCACTTATCCAGCATTCGCCTTATATCGTGAGGGTTAGCGGCGTGCCAAAAACAGAGGGGGTGGACTATTCGCTGGATCGTATTGCAGGTACGGTCACATTCCTTTCAGGGCACATACCCGCCAGCGGCGACATAGAGGCAACGTATTACTACGGTTCTGGCGCGGGAGAGGCTGAGAACGTTTTTGTGCTTGCGCGGTGTCGATTCACATCCACCACTTTTGACGGTTCCGTGCAACTGCCAACAATGCCTTCAATGGTGTACGAGGTCGCGGTGAATGACGTGGCGACGCTAGACTACACCGTGAATGACGATATTGTGACCTTGGATTCACCACCTGGCGGCGGCGTGATTATGGGAATCATATATGAGGATGAGTCTTGCGTGCTGCAAATGCTACAGGTGAAAAGTGACGGCGTAGAAGACCCCTTCACAGTCGGGATAGTGGATGACGAGCAGACTGGGTACCTGGGTGTTGGTGGGCATAAAATCGTTGCCGAGCATATTTTGGATACCGGGGATGACGCAAAGGTTGTGTTCAAGCTGAATGACGCTTGCATAATTGAGAACACCCTGGTTGTGAAGGTTGACGGCGACGAGGAAAACGTCCTGCTCGATTCTGTAGTCGGTGAAATCGAGTTCAGCACGGCACCGGGAACCGGGGAGGAAATAAAGGTGTCTTACAAGTGCTACAAGGCGCGGCAGATAGGGGGCATCCTACCGGGGTGCGCTCGCCATGTCCAGCTGCGTGGTCATGCGCCGACGACAGCCACGCAAACGCGAGGTGAGGCGTTCGTGGAGGTGTGGGCGGTGTGAGTTACAACGTGCTTTCGCGCATTACGGGAAGGCGGGAAAACCATGAAATAGACATGCCGATTATCGAGTGGGGCGGAAACGGGATATTTGGGTATGGACTGTGGAATTGGTGGGGCGTTCCATATCCGCCAGAGGACTATGTCTTTTCTGACGATGAATTCAAGACGTGGCACAAAATACCTAGGATCAATCTACGTCCAGATGTTTCACACATTCAGGGCGTATTGAATTTTGGCAAAGGGCGAATAGCAATAGTGTATTGGGAAAACGGGATTGGCTCAGGAATTTACTCTTCTGTGGATGGAGGGAAAACATTTGCACTCAACTTGCTGGTAGCTCCAAACGCAAGCGTTTACAACGTTTCTGGACATACAAGCGGGGATGCAGGGGCTTTCGCCTTCCTTGACGATAACTGGCGAGGTGGCCTCGTAACTACCCGCGATGGCGGGAAGACGTGGGAGCAAGTTACATCCTCCATTGATGACGCTTACTCCGTCCCGGTGTACGTTACATCGAACGAAGATATTGTCGTTTTCAACAATGCGATGCTGACGCCAGCGGGAGATCTTGACCCCATAAATACACCTGAAGAAATACAAGGGAAAGAAGAAGACTGGATGCTTACAGAGTGTGCCGTCGGAATCCTATTGCATCCGATTTATTGCTATGGGGCAGAAAAAGCGTTCATGTTTTCGCTCGATTTGTCAACATGGCAAGAGGTGAACTTTTCAGAATCTATATGCGAAGAAATGGCGGAGTGGCCGATTGCGTACAGCAAAAAAACCGGACTTGCATATCAAGCCAAGTGCGTATGGATGGACGTTTTTGAGGGGGAACATTCTCACGGGTATACATTCGTATACATCTACTCTTCGACAAACCTTACTGACTGGCACTATGTTTCGAGGATACAGGTGCAAGATTATTTTACAGCCAGCGGCGGAGGGTGGCCTATAAAAAACGTGTTTCCTGACATAAAAATCATTGATGACGAGTTTGTCATCACGGGTAGATGTATTGACCAAGACGGATTTTGGCTCGAATCCCTTGTCGCCGCATCATTGGATGGCAAGGACTGGACAGTGAGCTATGTGCCAGTCGAGGTATATGCAGTGTCTTAAAAGGAGGTCTCAAAAAGTGCCAACCTACAAGAACGCAACAAGCAATCAGGTATATCGGGAAAACATCCTCTGGCAGCCCGGCGAAACAAAAGGGCTGCTTTACTTTGTCCCGCACTCGGCGCTCGGGCTGACAAAGCTCTCGGACACACCGGCAGTCGCGCCGCAGGTGCTTTTGTCCGAGGAGCGGGAGATTCTGGCTGGTGGCTCCGAAGTTATCGCTGTTCCCTACGCGCCGAAGGTAAAAATATCGGCCATCGCGACGGAGGGCGAGGCGGTGTTGTCCTTTGGCGAGGAGCTTGAGGTGCCGCTGAACGATGTCATTTATTACGACTCCCCGCCGCTGGCGTGGGACAGACTGGAGTCTTTCACCTTGTCCTCGGACGACGGCGCGAAGGTGCAAGTCTTGATCGAGGAGGTGCTGTAGATGCCGCTTGTAAGGCGAGGTGGCGGGGGCGGGGGCGGTTCATTCACGATAGCCGACGATCACTTCTTCGCGGATGAAACTGCGCGGGATGCGTATTTCACCAGCTCCCCGCCGGTGGGCACGCTGATTTCGGTGGACGGGGAATACCAGCAGTGGAACGGCGCGTCTTGGATAGACAAAACTGCCATCGTGCGTGGACCGAAAGGCAATGCCGGGGTGCAGGGGTTACAAGGGATTCAAGGTCCAGCCGGTCCTGTCGGACCGCAGGGACCGCAAGGCATACAGGGTATTCAGGGCGTGCAGGGCTCGACCGGGGCGGCTGGCGCGGTTGGTCCCGCTGGGCCAAAAGGCGAGACCGGCCCACAAGGTGAGCAGGGCGCGCAGGGAGTCTCGGTGACGCTAAAGGGGACGAAGGAGGACGATACTGAGATAAAGGCTGTCGTTGACCCGGAGGCTGGCGACGCGTGGATAGCGGAGGATACCGGTGACCTGTGGTTCTACAACGTAACGGACGATCGCTGGGACAACGTGGGAAAAATTGTCGGTCCCGTCGGCCCCACTGGCGCGGCAGGGGCAACAGGCGCAACGGGTGCGACTGGCGAGACCGGGTCTGCCGGACCGCAGGGCGAACAAGGGCCGCAGGGGCCGCAGGGACCGCAAGGGGTGGGTGTGCCTAGCGTCGAGGCTAGCGACAAGGGCAAAGTCCTCGCGGTGAAGGCTGATGGCAGCGGCGTGGAGTGGCAGACTGCATCGAGCGGGGACGGCGTATCCCTTGGTCTCGTGATAGCGCTATCGTGAGGTGATGCAAATGGCTGAGACTTACAAGAACTTTGGGTTAGAGTTGACTGAAACTTCTGCCGTGGCCTACACCTGCCCGTCTGGTAAAATTACCATCGTAATAGGGCTACAGGCGGCCAATTCTGACGGGGAGTATGAGGCTGACATAAACTTAGCTTGGACTGATGCATCTGCTGGCGATGCTGAAACCGAACTATTATTTGCGATAGTCGTACCACCCGGCTCGGCGCTGAACTGCTTGGCCGGGAAACTGGTGCTTGAGGCGGGGGATAGCATTGTGGCAAATACATCTGTTGACGATGCCATCGCTTTGACAGGATCGGTGGTGGAGATGGATGCTTAGGGGCTACCTTGGAGCTAGGCCTAATAATCCCACTAAGGGGGTTTTAACTCTGGCCGAACATCGGGAATGGGTTGCTCGCGGGACGGTAATTGGCGTGCAGCACAAGGGGACCGGCTCTAGTAACGGCTGGGACTTGCGGCAGGTTTCTCTGCTTGGCGATGTCAGCTATGGGGCGAAGGTGCGAGAGATAAGCCTGACACCTGAATATTTTGACGCCCACCCGGCTTATCAGTTCAATGACTGGACGGACGCTGCCGGGAACGTCTTCTGCAAAATCCCGATAGCTTACTGGTGGCGGGGGATGCTCCCTGATGCGGAAGATGGCACTACTCCAAGGTGGACGATGCTCATGTCGCCCTGTCAAATCTCTGGGTTTGCCGCAAGTCCGGGGGCTTTCAAGCGGGACGGAGCGTGGATGAAGCGGTTCTATTACGGAAAATACCGTGGGCATAATGCGGGGAGCAATAAAGTTGGGAGCAAGAGCGGTCAGACGCACTGGGGCAACGTCTCGTGGACGAATTTCAAAACCTGCTGCGAAAATAACGGCAGCGGCTACCACATGGTCAGCTTGCAGGAGTGGCATGAGATTTGTGCTCGTGCTGTGATCGAGAAATGCACGTTTCAAATTGTACCCGAGGCGAACCGTCGGAACGCGGCGCTGTGCAAGTACCGCGGCATTGAAGAATTTGCGTTCCACGGCACGACTTATGCTGAGTGGATGGACGGCGCGCGCACGAACGCCAGCGGACAGTACGAGCTTTGGACTGAGGCGGGCGGGGATTACTCCTCGACTGGAGTGGCGTGCCCGCAGGACAGCGCGAGCGAAGCGACCTACTACAATCAAGGGCTCGTCACCGGCGGGCTTTTTGACCATCTTTTCCTGGGAGCGTCACTCGGGCCTGCATCCACTAGTTTTATCCCGGACTACTCCGGGCGCAATTCGGGCATTGTCGGCCGCATTTGCCGCTCGGTCTTCAACTCCGGCAACGCGAACCACGGCGCTTTCAACTCGCACCTCAGCAGCTTGCCGTCTGATGTTAGCGCGGGTATCGGGTCCCGCCTCGCGAAGTGGTAATGAAAGAGGTGATATTATGAATCGTTTCGACTACTGCGCCTCACTTGTCCTCGGACACGAGGGCGGGCTGGTGGACGACCCGGCGGACAAAGGCGGCAGAACCAACCTGGGCGTGACGCAGGGGACGCTGACGTCTGCACGGGCTGCCATTCCCGACCTGCCTGAGAAGGTGGACGACCTGACAAGAGCGCAGGCGCTTTCGATTTACAAAGCCCTCTACTGGAGTAAGGCAAAGTGCGACGATCTGCCGGAGCCGGTGGATTTTTTGATGTTCGACGCGGCTATCAATTGCGGCGTCGGTGGCGCGGCCTTACAGCTTCAAAAGGCCTTGATGCGCTTAGGGGCGAACATCCGGGCTGACGGCGCGATAGGGCCGCTCACGATGGCCGCCTTCTGGTCGGCCTGGGACAGCCAGAAATGGCGCGTGATCGCGGCGGTACAACAGCAGCGTGTTGAATGGCACAACGGCATCGTTGCCCGCGACAAAACGCAGCTGAAGTTCCTGCACGGGTGGTTGAACAGGATTGTCAGGAATGCGAAAGAGGTGGGGCTGTGATGTGGTTGTTCTGCCTGCCGCTTCCCATCCTCGTTCACAAAGCCGCGCACTGGTTGACCCGGGCGGGGGTGGCCTGATATGCCAAGCCCGGTCGAATGGCTGGGCGGCGAGTGCAATACCGCGCTTGGGCGGCTGGCGCTCAGATCGGAGGCTGTTATGGATGAGCTTTTTTCACACCTGTCCGCCTTGCGGGAAATTGACCGGCGGTCGGACATAGCCAGACAGGCGCAGCTCAACGCGATTCTTACACGGCTGTCAGCCATCGAGGATAGGCTGGACCACCTGTCGAACGGAGGCTTGCGTGATTCGCTGCTCGACGCGATACCGGTACTACTGCAAAATGCCGGAATAATCAAGGCGGAGGGAATAAAAGGTAGGGTTGAGATAATCGTTGCGCTTGTTTCCGTCATATCGGCTCTCGGGGGGGTGATGCTGTCAAAATGGCTCTGATTCCTGTGACAATTAATATTACAGAAGACTACTACCTAAACCCCGGCCACTTCTGGCGGCGTCTCCGGCAGGTGTCTAACCTTTACGGGGTAGCGGGGGCGCAGCGGGTCCTTCTCAGGATTTCCTATGAGTACACGAAGCCGCAGATCACGAAAGAGCAGATGTCCCATTTTCGCGAGACCTTGCGAGTGTTCCCGCACGTGTGCGTGATTCACGCAAGGGGCGTACAGTGGGACGGGCACGACGAAGAGTTGAAGGCCATGGGGGTTCTAATTCATGACGACGAGGGTGTGACGCATTGAGGCGAAAATCAGTATCCGGCGAGCCGCGACAGGAGCCAACGCCGATCGACCCGGCGAAGGCTTGGTCCTGGCGGTGGTGGTGGGAAAGAGTGTTTGATGAACTTGAGGCGCGAGACTGGTTCATGGTGATGGGGGGCGTCGCTTTCTTCGCCTTGATTTGGGCGGGGAAGATAAACGGCGACCACCTGGCTTCAATCATTGCCGCACTGGCCGGATACGCCTTCGGTAGGCCACACAGGAGGGATGATTGAAGGTGAAGATCGAATGGAATCGGCGAAACATCTTGATCGCCCTTGCGGTCCTCGCGGGGGCGATTTTGATTTTCTCTGGAATGACCGAGGTGCTCTCGCTCGCCTTGTTCGGCGGCGTAGGCTGGAACTTGCGAAGGCTTACCAGACAGCGCAAGCGCATGGACGATGCCGTGGGCGAAATCAAGAGGACGATCGAGAGTGCGAAAGAATATTCCGGGAAAGTAGACGAGGAGGTGAAGATGGCTTATGAAAAAATTAGCGGCATGGATCTTGATGATCTTATTGACGCTGCCAACGAACGCGAGCGCAGGCGCGGAAATACGACTATCCGATGATCGGCAGGGCGTGCTGGTGCCCGTCGAGACCTTTCGCGCGTGGCAGGCGGAACTAATGGAATTGGACGTGCTGCGGGACTACAAGGCGCGGATTGACACGACGCTTGCAAAACTGGAGAATCAAGTGATGGCGCTTGAAGTGGCCTTGGAGCAGGAGCGCCGGGCGACGGATGCGACGGTCGGGAGCCTGCAGCTATCCGTCGAGAAGTACAAGCGCCGGGCAAAATCGCCGGGGCTTGGCGTGGGTTTCGGGTGGTCGTCTGCGGACGAGTGGGCGGCCATTGTGGGGCTTGTGTGGAAGCTGGACGGGCTTGTACCCTAAGGACTATTAACACTAGGCCAAGGGCCCCGCATTAAGCCCCCCAAAAAAAAGAAGCCCCTGCTTATGCAGGGGCTTTGCCTTATTTCCTGAGCGCCTTGAGGCGCTCTTCCACGGATGCGCGTTCGATCATCCACCGGCGACCGTCTTTTTTCCCGCGCAACTGTCCGGTTTTCAAGAGCGCGGATATCCTCTGTCGATTTACGCCGAGAAGTTTTTGAGCCTCGGGGCTGGTGATGTAGTCGGGCAATTCCGCGTCCATCCTATCCATCCTCCTCGGCGTTAAGCAGCTCCTCCCACGTGACTGTTCCCGACTGTTCGGCGGTTGCCGCGAGGCTCCCGTGAGTGGCGGTTTCAGCGGGAGGTACGAGGTGCAGGCGACTAAAAAGAAATGCCTTCCGGTTGTTCGCCACTCTAAGGATTTCATCTTTGGACGTCCCCTCGGGGACGCCGCTCAAATAAACCACGTCAATTCCGCGTGGGTTGTCGTTCTCAAAAACGTACCATGTTTCCTTCCAGCTGAGATAGTGGATTCGCGCGTCCATTTTTACCCCTCCTCTTTTTCTTTCAGTCGCGCGTCGCGACTTTATCAGCGCTTGCACCCTGCGTCGGGTGACTCCGAGAATCTCCGCCGCCTGTGCTGTGGAGAAGGTCCCGTCGTCAACTACCCGGCGGGGCCTGCCGTATTCAATCATTTGCCACCGTATCTCCTAGAGTGTAAGGCGGCCGCGCCGCTCCTCGTATCCACAATCCCCTCTGATTACTGCCCACCCGTCCCCACCATATGCCTTTAACTCTCTGCCTGCTATTACCCGCGCGCCGTGCAGTGATGTTGTCGTGCTTACTACATGGCCAACCTCATTGCCTACCTCTCCCACCACAACTGTGTATGTCTGTGTCATTTTCTTCCCCCTCCCTGTTTTTCCTTGACGCCTTCATCAGTGTTTTTATGTTGCAGGGCGGCGATATAGCCGCCCCTCTTCTATGCCTCCGGCTCCCCCCCGTAGGAGAACCACGTTTTCCACCACGAGTCATCCACTTTGATCTCCAGGTCCTCCATGCCCGCGTCGACGTCCAGCGACTTGAGCAGGGCTATCAGGTCGCTTGTCGTCTCGAAGGTGGCTATCAGGTCACGGTGCCAGGTCTGCAGCAGGTATGGACGCCACCTCCCGGCGTCAGAGTCGATAAAATCCTCGTTGGCCTTGTCCCAGCGCACGCGCCGCGCCTCGTCCTTGCCCTCGTTGTAGAGGTCGACGAGGCGGTCGATAACGCGCCGCTGCAAAGTGTCCCACGCGCCACGCTCTGCCTCCTGCGACAGGCTGCCGTCGTCGTCTAGGAAGTGTGGGAAGGTGGCCGCATTCGCCAGCGTCTGCTTCCACTCGAAGTCGCCCATCCCCCACCAGGCGTGCAGATCGCCGTCATCGCAATCGACCAGCAGATCACGCATCCAGCTTGCGCCATAGCCATACGGTGTGTAATCCGTCTCGTAATGCTCCTGCCCTTCGTTCACCATGGTTCTCCTTGTCATTTTCTTTTCCTCCTTGTTTTCCCCTCTTCGCCAGGCTTGCGCCTGCCCAGACCGCGCCGCGTGGAGGCGGGGGTGTTTCGCGGTCCTTCTCTTCCGGTGTTTCTGCCGTCGCTCCTGCTGCTGGTGGCGAGCTTGCCTTCTAGGGTAGTCCTGCCCTCGGCGGCGGCCTCTTATTTCGTTGTGTCTATAGTATATAGCGGGCAACCCCCCTTGTCTATAGGTATTAATACCCATCTTGATACCCTTTTCATAGTCCATTTGTCCTATTTTTGCATATCCATTGTTTTTGTCTATTGACTTTTTTTTGCGAGGTGTTATAGTGCTCTCGCAGCACACGGAAAGGAGGTGTCCAGATGTCAGTTACAAGGCTTTTGATCGAGCGCCGAAAACTAGGGCTAACCCAAACGCTGATTGCTAAAAAAGCTGGGCTTCCGTGCCAGTGGTACGGCGAGGCGGAGCGCGGAATACGAGTGCTCGCGCCATCGAAACGGCAAGCTTTGGCGAAGCTCTTAAATACGGAAGAAAAAGAGCTGTTCTCTGAAACCGGATTGTCGCAGACTGTGAAATAGCCTGACGCAATCCTGCTTTTTGCACCTTGACAATGCGAGGGCTTTTCCGGTGGAGCCAGTGAGATCCACTCGGGCGTCCAAGAGCGGGAGCGGGGAGCGTTCGGCGCGACGATCCGTGGTGATCGCGAGGAGGGGACGGAAAAATTGAAATACCCGCCGGGGTGGTTGGGTGTCGGGGTGAGGATTAGGGCGAGGCATGGCAAGGTCCGGCGCGGCATGTCACCCCGAGGCAAGGTTCAAGGTCCAAAGAGAGGAGGCCAACATGGGTTCAATCACATGCGACTTCTGTAAGCACTACCACGAAGCACCCGGCGACCGTCCGCGAAAATGCCCAGCGACAGGGCGCAAGGTCTGGCCGGGGGATTGCGCTGAGGAATGCCCCTTTCTGGTTACCACCATTAGAGGGGAGTCATTGAGATGCTAGACCGGGAGTTTGACATCCCTGGCATGGCGACGGCGAGGCAGGAGCTTTGGAAAGAGGAGGAAAGAAAATGATTATAAACCTAACACAACATCAGGCGACACAGGAACAATTTGAGGCCGGGGTGGTCGAACCGGCAAATAAAAAACTGATTCAGGAACTTTTGACTTCCCGGAAAAGCCGGGACCGAATGAACTCGAGGCGACGGCTGTGGCCCTGGCAGGCGTAGCCGTTGCGGAGAGAGTCCTGCTAAGCAGGGCAGGAAAGAGCTCTTGGTGGTGGGGCCCTTCGGCGATGATAGGAGGCGCCCCCTTTCTGATGAGCCGCCTGATAAAGGAGTTGCAGGAAGTGAACATAACCCCGCTTTACGCCTTTTCTGTCAGGGAATCAGTGGACGAGCCGCAACCCGACGGGGGGATTAAAAAGATAGTAGTATTTAAGCACAGGGGGTTCATACCTGCCACTGCTGAGCAAGAGGATTAAGGGGGGGGCGAAATGAAACGCTACCACCACAAGACAGGGAGGATTATCGAGGCTGGGCCCGGCCTCGGGGGGAGATATTTTTTCGTCCGATGGCAGGCTGAGAAGGGCGAATATGACGCGGGGGGCAAAGCATGAAAGACAATTCAGCCTGTCCGACATACGAGAATCGTAAGCGCGGCGGACACGGAACGCACTACATGCACGCAGCAAGGCGAGCCGTCGCTTCAGGTGAGGTAGACGCGCTGGAAAAGGCCGGGAAGGCACACCACGAGATCGCGCAACATTTCTGCGTGCCCGTGTCCAAGTTACGGGCAGAACTTACCAAAAAAAGCGCACGGAAGGCCGCGAAGATGGATGTGAACGCGATGGTGCCGGGACGCGAGTACGGGAAGATGATCTTTGAGCGCGTAGTACACGGCGCGGCGCGAATGTACCTGTTTCGCCACGTCTGCGGCTGGCGAGAGACATTTACCGAATTGCAGTGGAAGGAGAGGGGGACATGACCATGAGCATCAGCAGCTGTGTGCGAGTGCGAGATTTGGACAGGGATATTGTTGAGCAGTGCAAGCGTCGGGAGATTTTCAGGCTGAACGTCCTCAAGGCGGAGCTTGAGGCCTTGCTGAACAGGGTGATGAGCGCATGATGTTTCTGACCGGTTTTGTGCTCGGCCTGGCGCTCGTGCTTGTCTGGGGGGTGGTGAAGTGAGGGAGCCATCGAGGCGCTGCTACCACTACAAGGCGGGAAAAGTCATCGAGGCCGGTCCCGGTCTGGGTGAGCGGTACTTTTTCACCCGAGGGCAGACGGAGAGCGGCGGGTATCACCGGGTAAATTCGCCAGATCTGCCGGTGCGCAAGACGCTGGAGGAGGCACAAGCCGACGGGAGAGTCGGAAAACGAAGAGGAGGAGATGCAGGGATGGAGCCTGACGAAATGCTGATTCACCTTTGTGACACCTGCGCGTACAGTGAGGAGGAGTGTAAGCCTGACTCCCTGCGCGTCAGGGATGGACGCACGGTTGAGTGCGATGGGTATGAGCCATGTTCAGACTGATAATGCTTACCGGCGGAACAGCCAGCCTGGTTCGCGTGAAGGACGGGCGTATTGTGGCGACAATCCAGGCTGAATTTGTGGAGGGTTTATCGCAGGCCCTCGGTATTGGAGTGAGTGTGAAGGAGGGTAAGTAGTGAACGACCCGATCAGAATAACCGTCGAGCAGCCGTGGCTCTTGCCGGTGCGGAAGCACGAGGGCGACGCGGGTGCAGATTTGAAAGCGAAGGAGATGGCCGAGATAGAGCCCGGCGAGTGCGTGAATGTTGGTACGGGCGTGAGAATTGCAATCCCCTACGGCTATGCCGGGCTGGTGTTCCCGCGCTCAGGACTAGCGACGAAAGAAGGCCTGCGGCTGGGCAATTGCGTGGGCGTGATCGACTGCCAGTACAGGGGAGAGATTGGTGTGCCCCTGTACAATGACGCGAAGGAAGCGCGCGCCATTAACCAGGGAGACAGGATAGCTCAACTCGTGATAGTCCCGGTGGAATTACCAAGGTTTCTAGTCGCGGACAAATTGCCGCAGAGCGACAGGGGCGAAGGCGGCTTCGGGAGTACGGGAGTGTGAGGACAGGGAGGAAATACTATGTCACGGATTCAAGAATATCGAGATTTTTTGATGACCAAGATCAAAATGGCCCACATGGCGGGAGTGCCCTGCGAGATGAAAGACATCCATCCGATCTTAAAACCCCACCAGCGAGATATAGTGAAATGGGCGGTTGAGGGAGGGCAACGAGCTATATTTGCTGCCTTTGGTCTTGGAAAGACCTTGATGCAACTGGAAATCATGCGACTGCTCGGAGGCCGGACGCTGATTGTCTGTCCTCTTGGGGTGCGACAGGAGTTCAAGCGCGACGCCGGATTGATAGGCACGTCCGTGGAGTTTGTCAGGCGGACCGCCGAGGTTGAGGAGTCGGACGCACAGCATTTCATAACGAACTACGAGAGCGTCAGGGACGGCAAGCTGGACGTGTCCCTCTTCAACGCCATATCGCTCGACGAGGCTTCCGTCCTGCGCAGCTACGGCTCGAAAACATTTCAAGAGTTTTTGCCGCTCTGCGCTCCGGTGAAGTACAAGTTCGTCGCGACGGCAACGCCTTCGCCGAACAGGTACAAGGAGCTGATTCACTACGCTGGGTTTCTCGGCGTAATGGACACGGGGGACGCTCTGACGAGGTTTTTTCAGCGAGACAGTCAGAAGGCGAACAACTTGACACTGTATCCGCACAAGGAAAAGGAGTTTTGGACGTGGATGCACTCGTGGGCGGTGTTCCTGCAGAAACCGTCGGAACTTGGATATTCAGACGAGGGGTACGACCTGCCCGAGCTCAAGGTCTTTTACCACCAGGTAAAGCGTGAGGGGGAGAAGCCAGTCGGACGAGACAACCAGATCCACATGTTTCACGAGGCGGCGCTCGGGCTTAAAGAATCTGCCACGGAAAAGCGGGAGACAATCAATGCCCGGATAGAAAAGATGGTCGAGATTCTAGAGAGCGACCCGGACAGTCACTACCTGCTCTGGCATGATTTTGAAGCGGAAAGGCATGCTATCAAAAAAGCCGTGCCCGATGCCGTGGAGGTCTACGGCTCCCTCGACCTGGACCTGAGGGAAGAGCGCGTCATCGACTTTTCCGAGGGGCGCTCGAAATACCTGGCGACGAAGCCGGAGATATCCGGGAGTGGCTGCAACTTCCAAAGGCACTGCCACAAGGCGATATTCCTCGGCATTGGCTACAAGTTCAACGACTTCATCCAGTCGATCCACAGGATACACCGGTTCCTGCAACCTCACGCTTGCGAAATCCATGTCATCTACTCGGAATCGGAGTCGGAGGTCCTTCGGGTGCTCCTGCAAAAGTGGGAAGAGTACAAGAAGCTCACCGCGCACATGTCGACGATCATCTCCGAGCACGGCTTGTATGGGTTATCCATTGAGCCGCTCTTGCGCGACATGGGCGTGCAGCGAAAGGTCGAGCACGGCGAAGGATGGGAGGTAGCCTTGAACGATTGTGTGGAAGAGGCGGCGCTCCAAAAGGACAACTCCGTCGGTCTAATCGTCTCGTCAATCCCATTCTCCAACCATTACGAATACACCCCAAACTACAATGATTATGGTCACACGGCCAACAACGACGAGTTCTGGCGGCAGATGGACTTCTTGACACCCGAACTGCTGCGCATCCTGCAACCGGGGAGAATGGCATGCATCCACGTCAAGGACCGGATACTCTTCGGCAACGTCACCGGCGCTGGCGCGCCCACCGTGTCACCATTCCACGCAGAGGCGATATTCCACTACTCGCGGCACGGCTTCGATTACATGGGGATGATTACGGTAATCACGGACGTGGTCCGTGAAAACAACCAGACGTACCGGCTCGGCTGGACCGAAAACGGCAAGGACGGAACAAAGATGGGCGTAGGCTCCCCCGAATACGTGCTACTTTTCCGCAAGCCACAGACCGACCGGACGCGAGGCTACGCCGACGTCCCGGTTGTCAAGCCGAAGAACGAGTACACGCGGGCGCGCTGGCAAGTGGACGCGCATGCCTTTTGGAGGTCGAGTGGGGACAGACTCCTGCGCTCGGAGGAGTTCACAAGCATGAATGTGAAGGAGCTCGTGCAGAACTTCCGCAATCGGACGAGGGGTGAGGTATACGACTACGAGGAGCACGTGAAGATCGGAGAGTCGTTCGAGAGTAGGAAGTCTCTCCCCGCCACGTTCATGGCGATAGCTCCGGGGAGCTGGGCCGAGGACGTGTGGGACGACGTGAACAGGATGCTGACGCTGAACAGCGAGCAGGTGAGGCGCAACCTCGTGATGCACGTGTGCCCGCTGCAGATCGACATCGTTGACAGGCTGATCGTCAGGTACTCCAACGAAGGCGAGCTCGTGTACGATCCCTTCGGAGGAATTATGACGGTCCCGTATCGGGCGGTGCTGCTCAATCGAAGGGGCGGCGGCTCCGAACTGAACGAGAGCTATTTCCGCGACGGCGTGAGGCACCTCAGGATTGCGGATGCCGAGAAAAGCGCTCTCACGCTTTTTGATGACGCGGATATCGGTATCGGTCATGGCATGGAGCTTCGACCCGTCGGCGGGTGCAACACGGAGGGTGCGGGATATGAGTAAGCTTCTGGTAGTCGGGCAATGCCGGGCGAGGGGTGTAGTCGCGAAGAGACCTATGCTCTCTTGGCGGCAAGGCTGGCGGGAATCTACGAAAGAGCAAGGCCCCCTTGCGGGGGTCTCAGACCACAATCGAACAGGGAGTGATCTCTCGTGGCCGGAATGATTATACCACAGGAGGCGATAGCGTGAGGTGGGTATACGTCGCGCACCCGTTAAGGGGCGACCATCCCGACGACTTGAAAGCGATAGGCGAAAACTACGATAAAGTTGTGCGAATATGCCGTCAGATTGCGAAAGAGCATGATGATGTGCTAATTCTCAGCCCGCTGAACGCATTCTCATTCATCTCGCCTTTCGAGGACCAGACTCAGGTGATGGAGATGTGCTTGACGCTACTCGGGTTTGCAGACGAGCTCTGGGTGTATGGAGATTGGCGCAAGTCGGAGGGGTGCTGCAAGGAGGTGGCGTATGCCGGGTTATATGGAATACAGACGCGCTTTGCGGAGGAGAAGCCATGTTCAGGCTAGGCATTCAGTCGGGGGGGGCCGGAGGAGGAGGCCATGTGATGCAGGCGCTTCAAAAACAGCTGGTTGAACTGCAAAAACAGCTGGTTGAACTGCAAAAAGAGCGGGAGGGGCGCATCGAACAGTACTGGGACACGGAGTCAGGGGTCAAACTTTTAGAGAGGGAGATTTACGAAGTTCGAAAGGAGATCATGAAAAAAAGAAAATCCTTAGAAGAGCAAGGACAGGGGCGATTGTTTTAAGGTTGTGATGCTCAATGTGAAGGCACTGAAAGGAGAGATTGACCTGTGAGTGTAAGAGACTTGTCCGGGTTCAAAGAGGACCTCGTAGAGTCGCACCTCAGAGCAAGGCTACGAATACCAGAGAACATAGCGAAAAACTGCGCGTTCTGCAACAGCGAAGACCTGGTTCTTGAGGGCACTGATCTTAAAGGCGAGCCTGCCCGCAACACTACCGGTCCGTCTGTGAAAGGTGAGCCTGCTTTCAATGTACGGTGCACTGACTGTAACGCCGCCGGTCCGTCTGTGAGGGGCTTTTGCGTGAGTGACGGGATGCTGCAGGCGATTGCGGCGTGGAATGAGAGAGTCTGATAAAGAGGGGGGGGTATCGTTATGGGCCTTATAGACTGGGACCGGATAGGAAAGATGATCAGTGAAGCCTGCCGGGCCGAAAAAGCGGAGCAAAAGAAAGAAGAAAGGGAAGAGAGGAAGAAGTCCTTCAGAGAGGTTGTGCACAGACGGAAAACTAGAGCGGCTGCAAAGCGCCAGAAAATGGCTCGAAAGAAGCAGCGCGCTAGCAGGAGGTAACAAGGGGATGGGGGGTAATTCCAAAGAATCCGACTTCAAACCCCTCCCGTGGGAGAAGGATACGCCGCTGACGTGCCGGACGTGCACCAACTCGCGCTATGTGACTTCCGTCTGCTACGCGGCCCATCATGCGCGAGAGGAGACAGACAGGCTGAAGATCGAGAACGCGCGGCTGCACGAGCTTGTGGACCTTGTGCAGAGCGCCATAGGCAAACTTCTGGAGGAAAACTACCGCGAGAGGATCGTGGCGGTAATCAACCGGGGGTACGGAGCGAAACACAAGTAACACTAAAACAGGAGGCGGTAAAAAATGGCAATTGACTTGAAAAACACCAGTGCTGTCGGCATGGACGGCGTGAAAGTCCTTGTCTACGGGCAGGCAGGAGCCGGGAAGACGTATCTAATTCGAACGCTCCCCGACCCGGTGATCTTGTCAGCAGAGGGCGGTCTGCTATCCCTGAGTGGGGCGAATTTACCGTACGTAGAGATCGAAGACATGGCAACCTTATCGGATGCATATCGATGGTTACGCGAGTCGGACGAGGCGAAACGTTATAAGAGTGTCGCACTGGACTCTATCTCAGAGATTGCCGAGGTTGCGCTAGCGTCGGAAAAGAAAGCGGCCAAAGACCCGCGGCAGGCGTACGGGGCGATGGCGGACCAGATGACGGCGATAATACGCGCCTTCCGAGACCTGCCAGGACGGCACGTGTACTTTTCGGCCAAGCTTGAAAAGACGCAAGACGAAATGGGACGGATGCTTTTTTACCCATCTCTGCCCGGTAATAAAGTAGCGCAGCAGTTACCCTACTTCTTCGATGAGGTACTGGCGCTTCGCGTCGAGCGCGACCCGGACGGGAACGTCCAGAGGGCATTGATGGCCGAGGGAGATGGTGTGTGGCTGGCAAAGGACAGGAGCGGGCGACTGGCGGCGTGGGAAACGCCGGACCTTGGCAGGGTGATAGGGAAGATCAGCGACATGGGACGACGGGCCGTTCAAGGTGAAGAAGAGGATGAGTAGTCAAGGCATGTACGGGCGATGGCTGGAGCTGAAAATCCAGGAGGACAACCTCCGAGCCGAGCGGGCATCGCTGGAGGAAAGGATGGCGGAGGGCATCCCAGAGGACTGGGAAGGCTCAAAAACATGGGACGACGGGCCGTACAAGGTGAAAGCCACGCGGCGCATGAATCGCAAGGTGGACGCAGAGACGCTTGTGACGGTGGCTGATGATAAGGGGCTCAACGAATACCTTGAAATCCTGTTTAGGTGGAAACCAGAAATCAAAGCGAAGGAATGGCGCGAGACCGCGCCGGAGGTGCGCGGAGCGTTCGAGGCAGCAATCGTCACCACGCCGGGCAAGGTTGGATTTACGATTGAAAAAGCAGAAGGGAGATAGATAACATGGCATTTCTTGGAAAGACTTACGATTTTACGGACGCGCCGGAGCCGTCCTTTAACCCGATCCCGACAGGCTGGTATCGCGCGAGGGTGTCAGACTCGCGGCTGAAGGATACGAGGGCCGGAGATGGGAAGTACCTTGAAGTCGAGTTCACGGTGCTTGGTCCGTCCTACGAGGGGCGAAGAGCATGGGGGCGATTCAATCTGGAAAATCCGTACGACAAGGCCGTGGAGATAGGACGCGCTCAGCTTGGCGAGCTTTGCAGGGCCGTTGGCAAGGTGCAGATCACGAACTCGGACGAGCTGCACGGCGAGGACTTGCAGATCAGGGTAGTAGTCACACCAGAGCGAGACGGGTACGACGCCGGAAACGATGTTAAGCGATACAAGCCGCTTGAGGACGGGATGAGCGCGAGTCTTGGTACTGCTAGCGCTGGCAGCGAAGCTACCTTCGCCGCGCCGCAGAAGGCGGCTCCGGTAGCTCCGACAGGGGCTAAGGGCGCGACCCCGCCGTGGGCGAGCAAGGGCGCATAACATGCCTGAGCTACCGCAGCCAGAGGTTACCATCGCCAGCCTGATTGACCAGGCGACCGGCTGCGTGGCGGAGAAGAGGCCCCATCTTGGGGGCTCTATCCTCGGCCACGAATGCGACAGGTGGCTATGGCTCTCTTTCAGATGGGCAGTACTGGAACGGTTCCCCGGACGGGTGATGCGCCTGTTCAAACGGGGACAGGACGAAGAAGAAAAGATTGTTTCGTGGTTGACACAAATTGGCGTCAAGGTTCATTCTACAGGCGACAAGCAATCGCGGGTGGACTTCGGCTCTCACGTATCAGGCTCGATAGACGGAATTATCGAGCGCGGCGTGCCGGAAGCACCGGCAAAGAAGCATATCCTCGAATGCAAGACGCACTCGGCGAAGTCATTTAAGGACCTGGCTAAAAACGGTGTGCTGAAAAGCCAACCGCGCCATTGGGCGCAGGTGCAAGTGTACATGGCAGGGGCGAAGATAGACCGCGCTCTCTATTTCGCAGTCTGCAAGGACGACGACTCGATCTATACCGAGCGCGTTCACTACGACAAGGAGGCGGCGCAGAATCTGATAGCGCGAGGGCACAGGCTGGCTTTGGCTGAACGGCTACCCGAGCCGTTATCTACAGACCCAACATGGTATCAGTGCAAGTTCTGCCCAGCTCACGGGTTCTGTTTCGACGAGCAGCTGACGCAGGAGGTCAATTGCCGAACATGCGCTCTGTCAACGCCGCTGCCGGACAGCACGTGGACCTGTCTCAGGTACGACAACGCGGTGATTCCAGTAGAGGCGCAGCTCGAGGGGTGCGACGGGCATGTGTTGCACCCCGATCTCGTGCCATGGAAGGTCCACGATTCACCCGACGGCCTGACAGCATACTACGAAATTGACGGCAGGATGGTCCAGAACGGCGAGGCCGACGGCACGACCATCGGAAGCCGGGAGTTGATAAGCGGCTCGTGGCGAACGTGCGACGATAGCTTCGGGCCATTCGCCGAGGATGGAAATCTGCCCTTTTAACGGTGGCGGACATATGGAACTCAGACCGTACCAGCAGCGAACGATTGATTCCCTCTACGAGTGGTTCCGGCATAACGGCGGGCATCCATGCCTAGTTCTTCCTACTGGGAGCGGGAAGAGCCACATAATCGCCGAGCTGTGCCGCGATGTTATCCAGTCGTGGCCTGATCAAAAAATACTCGTGTTAACGCACGTCAAGGAGTTGATCGAGCAGGACGCGGAGAAGATTCTCATGGCGTGGCCGACCGCGCCGCTGGGGATTTTCTCCGCTGGCATAGGGCGCAAAGAGTTGGGCAATCCGATCACGGTGGCAAGTATCCAATCGATAGGACGGCACGTAGCAAAGATAGGGCACGTGGATTTAATCATCGTAGATGAGGCTCACCTTATCAGCCACAAGAACGAGGGCGGGTACAGAAGGATAGTGCAGGCGTTGGAGGCGGTCAATCCGAACGTGCGCGTGATAGGGCTGACCGCCACGCCGTACCGCCTTGGGCACGGGCTGATCACCGAGGGCGGCGCGCTTTTCGACGCTCTGATAGAACCAACCAGCATCGAGGAATTGATTTACCACGGGCACCTCGCACCCCTTCGCTCAAAACTGACGGACTTGCAACTCTCAACCGCCGGTGTGCGGAAGCGCGGGGGCGAGTTCATTGAAAGCGAGCTACAGGCAGCTGTAAATAAGCCCAAACAAAACGAGCGAATAGTACGCGAGATAGTAGCGCTGGCTGGCGACAGGAAAGCATGGTTGCTTTTCTGCACCGGCGTTGATCATGCGCTTGCGATGCGGGACCTGTTGAGAGACATGGGCGTGGCTGCCGAGTGCGTGCTTGGCGAGACTCCAAAGCCGGAGCGCGAGAGGATGCTTGAGGACTTCAAGTCCGGGCGCGTGAGGGCTATGACTAACGCCAACGTGCTGTGTCTTGATGAAGAAACGGAAATATTAACGTCAAGGGGGTTCGTTGGGATTGATGAAATGAATCCTGACCATTTAATTGCAGGATGGAAGCCTGGAGGACAAATTGACTTCGCCCCCCCA